CACCCTGATCAAGTACCTCAGGCTGAGGAATAACCTCGGGCGGATGCGCAGCCTGTATGGCAGCAAGGTCCGGCGCGGGTGGTGTTGGCTCAGTTGCGGGCGCGCCAGCGTGCGTGACATTGGGGAGCGCCTCCATCTCATCAGGTGTGAGACCGGGGGCGGCAGCGGGTTGGTCAGCCACATGCGCATTGGCCAGATCAATATGCTCTTGGTCAGGCTGTGGAATAATTGCTTCGCCGGGCTCCGGACCCGGGGGCGGCGCGGGCGGCCCGGCGCGCCGCTGCATCTCCTGCATCGCGGCAGTGTCGCCACCGCGGGCGCGGGTGATCAGGTCTTCAGCTGGGATAGTGTCTAGCGGGGGTCCGGCGGCGACGGCCGGTGGCGGGAGCTGTTTCGGAGCAGTAGCCTGATCGACTATAGCACCCATCTGCTCTGGGGTCACATCGGCTGGGTTGACCTTGGAGATTGCGTGCAGACCGCCACCTAGGATTGCGCCGGTCGCGCCGCCCGTTATCGCCGACTGGAGGAGCTCATCCATCCTGAACGGGATGGATCGGTTGTTCATTTGCTGGGCGATGGCGTCCTGCGCCGCGCCGGCCGCTGCCTGTGTAATAGCCTGCTGGGTAGCGGCATGGAGTAGTGAGCCTTCCGCGCCTCGCGCTAGCGCGCTACCGAACGGAATAGCGCCGACAGCTGCTTCCGGCACGCCTAGGGCTGCAGCCTTGATCGCCTGACCTGTGGATAGCTTACCACCCGGGGCCTGCGCTTCAGCCGTTTGAACACCGCCACCAACAGCTAACGGATAACCAGCCACGCCAGCAGTGATGCCGCCAATCATCCCGGCTCCAGCGCGCGCTGCCGCCGCGCCAAGCAGGCCGGCATCGGCCGCGCCGCCGGTTAACAAGCCAGCGCCTAGCATGCCGGCGACGACCGGGACGCCTTTAAGGACGTTGAAGGCTAGGCCGCTCGGGCTATACCAAGGCTGGTTTGCAAGATCGGGAGAGGTGTAGGTGGCAGCTGTCGCGGCTTGGCGCGCGGCGAAGTCCTTGGCTTTTTGGGCGACATCGGTAGCACCGACTACCTGCGCACCGGCTTGGACCGCACTGGCCAACTGGCCAGCTGTCTCGAATGCGCCGGCAATAGGTGCCGCGGCGTAGCCAGCAAGCCCGGTCGGGCCGGACGGTTGCGGGCCGGTGGTGGCCGGCGGCGCGACCATACCGCGCCGGGGTGGGGCCACTAGGTCTTGAACTGTGGGAGCGGTCTGGAAATCAGGGTCGGCCATGATTACGGTGCTCCAGCGCCGACCATTTGTCCTGTGTAGGGATCAACACCGGGTTGCTGTTGTGTCCCACCCTGCTGGTAAGGGAGGATGCCCGGCGAGACGATCCTATTCACCGCGTCCATATACGCCTGCTGGGCAGGAGTTAGCGGCTGGCCCTTGCCAAGGGTGTTGAGCAGTACACCAGCGGCCTGCTCTTGCAGGGTCCGGTGATGAGCTTCAGCCACCATTTTGTACACATCATTGCGGGTTAGCCCGCTGTTGGCGTGAGCCGCTGCGAACTCCTCAGGTGTGTATGCGTGTGGATTAGCCTGAGCATGCTCGGGGGTGCCGGGCTGTAGCGATGCTAGAAGTCGGTTGGCGTTAGCGGGTGCAGCGTCATCGTTGGCACCGCCGGGCGATATGCGGGTCACAACAGCTTGGTTCTGGGCTAGCGGTACACGCTGGCCAGATGCATCGGTAGCAAAAGCACTTGGACCTGTAAGTGCAGGCGCGGCAGGCGCGGCAGGTGCGGCAGGTGCGGCAGGTGCGCCACCCCATGCGGTGTGGGGCAGAAACTGATCCATCTGAGCGTGGTAGTTATCGCCTAGGAATGTGGTGTTTGGTTGATCGCTACCCTTCACGATTGTGGTGGCAGGGTCATGCGGTAGTGGAGTAGGCTGGCCGGCGGCAACCGCCGCAGGAGCAAACATGCCGCCAATGGCGGTCATCAAATGAGCAGGAACACCAGTCACAGCAGACAGGATATTGGATGCCTGATTGGCGTCTTGGGGGATCGGGGCTAGCGGGGGCGTCACATGCGCGCCGCGGGGTGGCATCGCAACAGGAGGTGCGTTCGCGCCAATACCTAGATAGTTGATTGCATTACGCATTTCCTGTCCCACATCAACTGGGGCAGCAGGAACTCGGGTTTGACGTGTATCGGCTGGGGCAGCATCAGGGGAGAACATACCGGGGCGACCAAGACCCGGGTCTTGCTGCCATGGTTGAGCATCGGCGGTGCCACCAGCAAAATGCTGCGGCTCGCCCTTGGTGGCGTCATCAACAGCCTTATTGAAGAAGCCGAACAGCCCCTTAGTTGCAGCGCCTTGCGGCGATACAGCGTTCACGGCGTCGGCAACCTTATTGCTGGGCTGCACGTCATCGGTACCCTCAGCGAAGTGCTGCTTAGGCTTGGTCTTGGTCTTCGGGCCAACCATACCCACGCGCATGTTTGTGAGGTTCGCCTCGCGCAGGGGTGCGCGATGCATCGGTGCATCGGTGTCCTTGGATTGGGCCGGCTTCTGTAGAATGTCCATCACGGATTGACCTCCCAAGACCACCCATTTTGGCCGAAGCCGAATTGGAGGGGGGTAAACAATTTGCGCATCACTTCACGCTTCGCGTCTTCGCAGTGTACCTCGAACCGGGCTGCGAACTTGTCCGCTCGCTCCGCGGCACCAGCTCCAGCGATGTCCGTATCAACATTGCTGAGTGCAAGATACGCTGCCCAGTCGATCATGTCTAGGTGATGATCCGCAGGGATTTCTGGGAAGGCGTCTAGGTCCTTGATGGTCAGATCGTTGATTGGAAGGCGGATCACGCGCATCTGACCTGTCATGCCGGCATACGCCGTGGAGACGACCGGGTAGAGCCGTAAGTTCATGACGCTGAAGCTGCCGTTCGGGTCGGCTATAATGACCTCATCCGTGGACCATGCCAGTGGTTTGCCGGGCTCAAGATTGCCCAGCATGGATGGGTTGAAGAAGTAGCTGTCGGGCTGGTGGTAGGTGCTGAAGCCGTCGTGGCCGGCGCGTGCTAGGTCGGCCTTATCCCATGCCAGTGACACTGGGTCCTGCCCCATGCGAACCGAGAGGATCGCGATGATGGACGGGTCCAGAGCATAGGTGAGGGTCCACGGGGTGGTAGCGGTGCCGTCGATCGTGGTGAACTTCGTGATTGAGCTCGTCGCGTCGCGGATGCAGAGCGAGCGCCGGGCGAACCGGCGCTGCGCTTCGTTGATGTAGTTGACCAGCGTGGTGTCTGACCACAGGTAGTCGAGGTTGGAACCCGCCACCTGATCTGACTTGTCATGGAGCCGGTTGCTGCGCAGCTCGTGGAGCAGTGCGCCTAATGTCCATCCGGCCATGACAATCTCCGATTACGGTGCAGAAACAATCTGATAGGGGTAGCGCATAACGTCGCGATACTCAGCGATCTTGAGGGTATCAGGATCAACGATCGCGATGGTCTCAACCGCCGCATCGAGGACCTGAAGTAACGCGCGCGGAACGAATGCCTTCTTGCCGGCCCTGAGCATGAAGGTAGCGCCGTTGACGCCGATGAACTGACCGTCGCGGGGGATGCTCTTGTTGTCCGACAGGACAATCCAAACCCGATCACTCATGTCAATGTTCGGGGCGGCGTGGGCTTGTCTGTCGATCTCAGCGTTGACCTTGGGGTCAATGCCACCGGGCTTGGTTTGAGCATCAACTAGGGCCTGAAGCAGCTTCTCCAACACAGATGGGGCGATACCGACTGAGGTAGCGGCTTCAGCCACAGTCTCAGGCTGCTTGGCCTCGATCTCAGTGATGGGACCCGGGGTGATGGTGGGCTGTTTGGTGGTCTTTCCCATGAAGTTCTCCAGTTCACTCATGTTTAGTCTCCTGTGTTAGGCTTTCAGTATCATGTATGCAAACTTGATCGCGGCATTGAGAGCTGCCGAAGCATGGATGTTGGTGACGATGACGGTGAGGGTGTTAGCAGTACACTTGGCTGAAGTGATTATGGGGATGCCAGCGCTGCCGTTGCTATCGAGCGTGACCTGCGGAATATCGCCCGCGGCGATTGTGCTGTTGGTCAGGGTCAGGGTGTAGGTTGCGCCGGCCGCCGTAGTGAGGGCTTCCGAAGTGACGATGCCTGACGCCTTGTTGAGGGTAGCCGCACCGGCTGTGGCCGTTGCAGTCTTGGTGCCGGTGTCGAGTTTGGCGGTAGCCGCAGTCACGAGACCAGATGAAGTGATCGCTGCCGCGGCGGTTGCGCCAGTGATACCGAGAGTGCTGCCAAACGTGGAAGCGCCATCAGCGTTGAAGGTGCTGTCACAATCAACAGCGCCTGTGAATGTGGAGGTAGTGGTAACCGCCAAGGCAGCACCCACTGTAAGGCTCCCAGCCGAGTTGATTGAGGTAGCACCGGCCGCAGCGATGAGTGCCTGAAGCGCAGTTGTCTGGGCATCGGTTTCAACCGGGTGCCCATCAACCTCGAACTGCACAATGTTGCCGGACTTATCAGCAGCAATGATGGTTGACATTGGAGTTCCTAACTCAGTTGAGAACGGTAAACGCAACCTTGATCGTGCCGTTGAAGGCCGCCGAGGCGCTAACGTTCCAGACGAGGATCACAACAGAGCCGGCCGCCGGGGTGACGGATACGATCTGAGGTGTGCCGGTCGTCGCGGAACCAAGGCCAACGCTCGCCAGAACCACAGAGGTGGCTTTGATTTTGGAGTTGGTCAGGGTCAGCGTGTAGGGGGTATCAGCATCGGCAGTGGTCAGGCTCTCTGACGTGATCACGCCAGTGGCCTTATTGAGGGTAGCCGCGCCGGACGCTGCAGTAGCGGTACCGATCGCATCAACGGCAAGAGCGCCGTCGATCTCTACCTGAAGCTGCTCACCGCCGCCGCCACGAATGATGTGTGTGCCCATTGGGGCCTCCTGAGATTAAGAAAAAACAGGGGGGCACGATGGCCCCCCCAGAGTGCAGCGGGGGAAGGAACCCGCTGGTATTATGACAGGATGCGGAAGGAGCACACCTGCGAAGCGACGACCAAGGCGGCCGGGAACTTCACGTAGCAGACGTTGCCGTCGCCGCCGGCGCTATCCGCGACAACGACAATAGCGTTGGTCGTCAGCTCGGCTTCGTCAGCACCCACGAGCGAAGAAATCTCGTAAGCGCCCATGCCGTGCATCCACTGATAGAAGCCGACTTCGGTGGTCGTGAGACCAACGTTCAGCTCGATCTTGGTCGGGTAGAAGCCGACCGGGATGAACACCGCAACAGCAGTACCGGCCTGCGTGAACGAGCCGGCGATGCCGCTCGCTCCACCAGCGCCCACCGGGCGGCAGTTGGCAGCGAGGACGGTGTAGGTGTCGGTGCCGACGCCAATGGCGGCAGCAGCGTTGGCGTTAATCGAACCAGAGGTGCTGCCGACAGTAGCGCCGACACCAAGGTTCTGGAGGTTGCCCGGGGCAACGTAGGTAGCCGGGACCGACGTGCCGTTAAGGGCGGGGTCGATGATAGCAAATGCGGTCATTTTACTCTCCTGTGGAGACGAAAGGGGTTAGAGAAGGGGGCCGTAGCCCCCCTCAACCGCGGTATTACGCGGTGGCGAGCACCTCAAGGCGAGCCATGAAGGCGTCCTGAAGAATGACCGTACCAGTCCAGAGCTTCCAGCCGACAGTCCCGCGCTGCCCGAGGGGATCGCCCGCGGCCGGCTTGGGGTTGACGACCATCGGGGCCATGGAGCTCTTGCCCTTCAAGGGCACGATCCCGTAGGCGTCCCGACCGAAGATCAGAACGGGGTACACGTCGGGGTAGGTCCCACCAACGGAGCGGAAGGTCGTGGCCGAAGCCCCACCAGTCGCACCCGCAAGGAACGGGCCGATGACGGTCGAAGACAGGTAACGAACCTGCTCAACTGCACCGATTTCACCCTCGAACGGGCTCGTATGCGGGCCGTACTTCGCGACCGGCACAAAGCCAGTCATGTTACGGATGTCGCTTTCCAAGTCCGGATGGACGACGGCCATGAAGCCAGCTTCCACCGAAGTCGT